ATTTCCGTAATAGTCTCCTAAAGTCATACCACCCGATTGTCCCAGCTAACCACCCGCTAAGAATCCTCCTGCTATTGAACCTAACCCACTTAACAATCCACCTGCCATTCCACCTGCCGCCTGTTCTCTAGCCGCATAAGTGGCGGCGTTGTAATTAGCTCGGTTAGCTAACTCTTGCATCCCAATATTTACACCGGCATCAGGGTTAATCCTGGTACTCTGTTCCTGCGGTATGCCGAACAAAGCCGCCCTTGCTCCATATCCCTGTTGTGTGTAATCCCTACCCCCACGGGTCATCATTAATGGATCGACTGAAGTGGCACGATTTAAGTTACTTGCAAAACCTCCAAGGCTTTGTGCCTGTTGGCGATTCTCGCGAAGGATATCACGCAAATAATCCTCCCTGCTCATCGCTTCTGCCGCAATCGCCGCATTGTCCATGTCGCGTCCGCGAGCTACCAATGACTCACGGGCGGATTGAGTTGCCCTGCGTCTCATCTCAGGAGATAAATCCTGCATCTGTGCTTCCTGAAACGCCTGGTCGGCCAACTGATTAGCCTGTTCCACGCGAGCCTGCATAAGCGGATCGGATGAACGATAAGCCTGTGTCATGTCAGCACCAAACCGATTCATCAGAGATATATCAGTACCCGCCTGACGCTCGGCCATTTGACCACCAAACTCCTGTGCCCTCATAGCCTCCTGTTCGGCTAGGCTTGCCATCGGATCAGCGGCTCTTCGGGCAAGGCTTATCTGTAAATCCTGATACTGAGGATCGTATGTCTGACGAGTCTGTAAGAGTTGACCCTGAAGAGCAGGGTCTGCCATTGCAGATACATAATCGCGGGCAGATTTACCGACATTTAGTTTCTCTAATTTGGGTGGTGCTTTACCTCCTCCAAAAAGTTTCTGTATAATGTATGATGGTACTCCTGAAGAGTTTACAGGTTTACCTAAACCACCAATGCTTTTTAAAAGTTTGGCTTCATCCTGATTGATGTATGCAAGAGACTCACCTTCGGGAGCATTCTCATTTAAAAGCTTGGCGGCCTGTGCCAATGGATCTTTAACTTTTTTATTTTTCATCATGGCGATTAAGTTTTAATTATATAATTTAAAATGATTGTGGGCTGAACATTGTTGTGAGCGCCACCACCTCCTGTCAAACCACTGACAGTGCCCGGCCCGTTCGATAATACATAATCTTGACCTGGGTCATGGGCTGAACCCCCATCACCCCCATCGGGATCAATATCAGTTAGACCGCCATGCGTGTGAGATGGCATTTCTGAGGTTGTAAGGGTGTGTTCTTGTGTTCCATTTGTGCCTCTACCTGTATCACCTGGGTCACCATTGTTTGCACCTAAAACCACACCATTTATATTTGCCGCAGATGATGATGTCAGTCGACTTGCGGTGAGACCATTCATATCATCCTTACCCGCAATCACTCGACCTCGTAAATCAGGTAAATTGAAATTACTACCTGTGCCCCCATAAGTTATTCCAATTGTATTGTATAATGCTTCGTAGTCCGCAATTGCAACAGACTGTCCACCACAAAACAACCATTCGTCATTAGGAAGATTCTCTCCGGCAAATGGCATGACTGTCCCTGTCGGCATTATTGAGCTTATGGCAGTGGTTGCCAGTTTGTCAGATGTCACCGCTCCATCCTTTATATGATCCGTAGTAACAGCACGATTATCATCGCTACTCGCACTGCTTAAAAGTTCATTTCCTGAAATGCCGTTAGCAGGAACTTTTAATTTACCATCCCCTGCGGGAATATCATAATTCTCATTATTTGCGATTATCGTTACACCGTCTGCCGGCTCACTAAATGTCGCGAGTTCCGCAATGTCCATTAGCTTTTGTGATGTAACTTGATCACCCGATGAAAATTGTTGTCCTGTTTTAAGTATTGGCATTTTTTATCTCTCCTATTGAACTGAAGTTGTTGAACGATCTGTAATTCTAGCATCCACCTTCGTAGCCCGAACATAGGGTCTACCATTAGATGGTTGGAAGTCTGCTTGGATTCCGAATCCACGCTTTCTGACGCGAAGCCTGACAGATGCATCTTCAGCAGTTCCAAGCTCATTGCCGAGCAGTGTAGTTAAGTTTATAGGTTCGCTTGTTGAGTCGGGATCTTCTGCGATAAATCGAATGTCCCCGTTGGATGGATTCGATTCACTAGATTTAATCTGAAATTCTGCCCGACTGAAATTCTTTCGATCCATTGAATCGGCATCGTACTGGCGTGTGGTTAGCTGACTTACCACATCAATACCAGGATCATCTTCGGGTCTTTGTCCCGCTTTCTGAGATACCTTATCCGAGCCTTCCAACGCATCCAATTTATGTACTCCTCCCTCAAGGGTTGTAAGGTACAAAGCATTCTGCGAACCCTCGCGAGCTACCAATAAATCGCGGATCGCGAAGTCTGTAGAGTTCACGCTATCAATGCTTTCGAATCCTTGGTTAATAAAATTGTACACAAGAATGGTGTTAAGTTTATTCGTATCCCCGGCACCAGGTTCTGAGTCAAGTGGTACTGCGAGCCAATAGCGGTTATTGAAATAAACTCCGACTGACAGATATGCAAAGTCTTGATTTATTCGGTCAATGTAGGGTTGAATGGTTTCGGATAAAGGTGTGCCTGTTCCTCGCAAGTGATATTGATCATAAAACTCCACAGCATAAATTCCTTGGTCGGATAGGAACATAATCTGATTGGCTACCTGTACTATTGACTTACGAGCAGTTGCCCCCACTTCATCTGTGACCATGGTCGTTTTTACATCCGCTAAAGATCCACTCACACCCGTCATCAGATGAATAGATTTACGATTGAATACGACTACCGAATCTTGTGTGAAACCTTTAATTCCAACTATAAAATCGCTTTTACCTGAAGATACCCGAAACTGATTTCCTATTTCATCAAATGTATCAGAATCGAAGATATCAGAGGCCACCAATTCATCCCTGATATCCCGATCCGTTGGGGAGGTAGCAGATGTGTATTGGTAGGGAACCCATAGTCTACGCTGATGAAATTCACCAAAGGGAGCCGCAGGTTGGTGGATGAATCCTTTACCGAGTGCTAGTGGTCGGGTAACTGTTACGGATTTACCCGTGGCATCGTCAACATTAAGATTAAATGTAAACTGATTAACAGTCGGTACAGTAGTAACTCTTACCTCCTGACCCTCATAAGTATCAAACGGAGATGCCCCGTTTTGGATTACCACTCTATCACCAACAGATAAACCATGCGATGATACATCCATTGTCACTACACCATTTGATGATTCTGTATTTGTATCTGTGAGATATACAGGTGCGGTATATGCACCACTTGATACTCGCGTGAAATCTTCAAAGTATTCAACCTGTGCCCCACTGACATTGAATATCTTACTCTGAGACTGAGTCATTGTGACTGTCAATTGTGTGGATGATGGGACGCTTGCGACCTGGTAGCAGTCATTCGGATTATATTCCCAATTGCCTAATCTTGTTAAAGTCACAAAGTCGCCAACTAATCGCCCGTGGTCGGATGCGGTTGTGACGCTAATAGTCTGACCCGATTGAGAAGCTGATATAATCTCAAAACGATTCAGCTTTGGGCTTGCGGACAATGTGGTCTTACGAGTCCTGAAAATAAACATCTTATCGAACCCTTGGCTCATGCCTACAGGCCCATCCACAGTCTCCCCACCCTGCTCGTAGCGACACTTATATAGCTTTGCATCTTTTAATCTTACGATCAGGCATAAATTATTTGTCGCTGAGAATATAAAATCATCATTCTCGGAAGATGCATCTGAATAAACTGCTGATCCAAAAACCGCATTCACCGCATCATCATCTAGGGTAAAGTTTTCTGTGGTCGATGCCACTGATGTATTGCCCACATTTTTACTATTAACTGTAAATGTAGTGTCTGCCCCTGTGTCCGCAAAGGATACTGTTTTAGCAGATGTATTAATAGCAGTGATTGTGTGGCTACCATTGATTGATGCATCAATATCATCCACATGAACTGTACCACTTACTGTAAACTCTGAAGCCGGAGTATCCTCAAGCGTGAGGGTCACAACATTACTAGCTCGCGAGGCCGCAGTAACCACATAATTAAGAGTGGTTGGAATTGCATTACCAATCGAGGCAACTGATGTTCTGCCTTCGGGATTTAGGGACGACCAAGTCTGATTTAAGTTTGTGTATGTAGTGTCAATCGTTGACCAACGCTGTGATGCTCCAACAGTCGAAAATACTTCATTCGTGCCTGTGTCAGCGTAGGTAATGGTACGAGTATTAAAATTAACACTAGCTAGAGGGAATGTACCATTCGGGTCATCACCTGTGAAATTTAATCCATCGATGGTGATGTTATTTCCAACGATAAAGGATAAACTCGGAGTGTCATCCAATACGACTGTTACAACATTGCTTGATCGAGATGCGGATAAAATGATATAGGGTAAACGGATCGCATCTTCGCCTGTGGTGATTGATCCGAATAAAGTGTTTAAGCCCTTGCGTGGTTGCCAAGTGCCGTCATCATTCATGCGACCATTTTTGGACAGAGCTACCTCACCAGGCTTTAGCTGATTGGGTCGCAGACGCGCATTCATCCGCAGAAAGAAGGTATCCCCTTCTGTCACGAATGGATCGTCTAGCTTGCCATATGAGCGATATCTACTCACTTCTTCTTAACCTCCTGCCAAACTTTAATCCCCATGTAGACGATTGTGATTATCCCAGCAATACATCCAAAAAGACTATCCAATGTGGATAAACCAAAGGTGGCTAATGTGCCACTCAATCCTGCGACTGACACTCGATCAATCATTAGAATAAAATGTCCAAGACGATGATTCCTAGCACTAAGCCCACGAAGATCGTTATCATTTTCCCACGCTTGGAGAGTGTTTCAAATTTCTTTTTGAGTAGAATTATGTTTTTCATTTTTGATCGGAAGGTCTCGGAAAGGGAGGTCGAGTGGTGGATCTTGTGACTTCAGTTTTGGCACATCTTTTTGCCACAAAAATGGGGATTGCTAGATAACAACCAAGCACAACTGCCGCACCTATGAGGATGCGTTTTATATACGATGTAAATTCAGCGAATCCGCTCTTATGTTCCGCCATGCCTTGAGCTACCAGGGCACTCACATCTCCATGTGTTAACGCCTCAATCGTTTCCTCTGCCTCGACCAAAGCATCTGCATTTTTTAATGCTTCTCCCGCAAGCACACCCGCACCCGCAGACAAACCTCCTGCCACAGGACCACCTGCAAGCGTACCCACTGATCCGCCAATCACTCCGCCTAATGTCCGCTAGGTCGAACGAAAGGAACATCCGGCGGTAAGGAAGCAAAGTGCTAAAAGGAGATAGATCATTTACAGTTCTACTTCAAAACTCCTCTGTCTAAAAACGACCACCGCTGGTTCTCCAACGAATGGTATAACCCTTGTGCTGTTTCGTGCATTATTAAACAGGAGCTTCTTCAGGTGCAGTCCACTCCGAAGTATTTAAAACAGTCATTATCTCCGACCAAGTATACTCTGTTTTACCTAGTAAATTAAATGGTTGTGTGCCTTCGTATTTGGTAACGGCTTTAGACTGATCTAATGAGTAACGAAGATCATTTGAGGACTTCTCTACTACCTCATTAAAATCAATTCCATCAATTTCGGAAGCGTCAATTATTACATATTTTCTCATAGTAAATTAGGGTGTGTCTGTTGATGCGGTTGCTCCGTTGATGCCAAGGTCTAATGTAGTACCCGCTACGCCTTGATCCTTAACAGTATTAGTTGCTCCTCCTTCAAAGTCTCCCATCCTCCACCAATGCAACGGGGAAAGATTTGTTAAATCATCCGCTGAACCGCTGTTATAGATTGTGGAAATATTAGATGTTTGATCGGACTCCCAAATGGCTACTTCATCTATTAAGCCCGGGAAGTAACGACCGCCCGCTCTCGCTATCGAATCTAAATCTATACTTCCTAGTCCTGTGGTATTAAAATTAGCTACGAAAGCACCGTCAATATATGCCTTCACACTTCCTGATGTACCCGCTCCGCTATCTATAACCATAAAGTGATACCAAGTATTGATCGCTGGAGTACCTGACCAAGCCCCAGCGAATGGAGTACCAGCCGAGGACTTTATGTAGAAATATTTATTTGAAGGATTAAATGACCAAAAGGCTGAGTTGCCGTCTTCACCCATTATAGGCTCCTGATCGGCTGGCAGACTAGAGAAATTGACCCAAGCCGATAATGTAAGTCCTGACGATGCGGAGAAGGTTGTTTGCGTAAATGAACAGTAATCGCTAACACCATCAAAACTCAAGCTATGTCCGTTACCGCTCCAACTTGCTGGATCGGTCTGCAAGCTATTACTATCTAAGACATAGGAATTGGATGCGTAGTTAATTAAATCTACTACTTGATACTGACCTGATGTGTAAGCTTTACCACCAATCAAAGATAAAGTTGTACCTGATCCCGCAACTGCACCAACGATACCCGCACCTCCTTGTACTAACTTACAACTAAAACCTGAAGTAAGTGTGGATGGGATAGTAACTGTTATAGTAGATGCATTAGTACAAACTATAACCTTACCATTGTCACTATCAGACAGTGTCCGTGCTGTGGTCGTTTCTGATACGATACCACTGAATAAATCTGTACCACTGACTGTCACCGCTCCTGTCGATCCGTTGACCGATTGCACGGGTGCTAGGGACATCAGGTTGGTTGCTGTTACCTTCTTTGTTGTGGGTGTTCCTGCGACATCGTCAACGATGGGCAAAATATCTGCCCCAACGGGTGTCGCTAGGTTAGTTAATTCTGTAATTTTTTTCGTGGCCATAATAATTTTTAGTGAAGTGCTACCCAATTGTCATTAGCTCGCCCATAGAATTTATTCTCAGTTGTATTGTAGATCATTTCCCCATTAGTCGTGTTGGTAATTGCATTCATTTGAGAAGTAGTCATCCTCGGCAAAATCACTCCATGTGTTGTGGAAGAAACTTCGAGGGGTGCTGATGGGGAATTAGTACCAATACCACAATTACCATCTGAGTCGATAGTCATGGCATCTGTAGCGTTACTAGTAGAAAATTTATATCCTCCGTCTGAGCAAGCCAAGTTAAAATCAGCATTTACAAAGTTTGCAGTTAAGATGCCGTTTACACCATCATCCCTTGTAAGTTTTAAAACATTGCTTTGCCCAGCTACATCAACATGAATCGGAGTATCAGGGCTCGTAACTCCAATACCAACATTGCCGCCATTATTAAACACTATATCATTACCGGGTCTAGCGTCTATGTCTATGACAGCCACACCTGAAGCATCGCGTAGATTTATTACACCACCTGTTGCTGTTGAGCTTAAATCAACGGCCCCGGATGCTGCGGTTGTTTGAGCAACTCTTAAGTCTGCATTTGAACCAATTACATCAATTGAACCTGCCGATACTATGTCTCCGTTGACATCCAACTTAGCACTAGGATTCGCAATACCAATACCGACTTGCCCTAAAGAGTCGATGCGCAATGCTTCAGTCGAATTTGTGCGGATCGCAAGCTCGTTGGTCGCAGGTGCGTGAATAGCTACCGCAGAACTGCTTGTGCCTGTTTGATCCAAGGCGTATTCATCCGCGACTACATTTCCGCTTACATCAAGTGATCCTGCTGTAACCGCTCCACTTGTGGTCAAAGTAGTTGATACTATATCTCCATTTACATCCAACTCTTGGGTCGGGGAGGTTGTCCCTATGCCAACCTTCGTTGTGCCAATGGCGAGTGCGGAAGCTGTGCCCTCTCCGTCTAGCACGGCCTTAACTGTAGAGTCCACTCCGTTTGTGTAATCACCTACTTGGAGCAGTCCCTTATAGGTGTTAGCGGGTGTTAAATTCTGTAAATCACTCATAAACTATATTTTCTCCGGCTTCGGTAAGCATGGGTTCATTGTTCTCCGTCAGGAGTGCGTTGGTGGGTGGACCAGGTGGTACGGGAGGGCCGACTGCATTATCTGCATCGGTGTCTCCAACCAGCAAACCAAGGCAGTTATAAGGCATTAGGCTTTATAGGCTAAACAAGCACCACTTGCTAAAGTGAAAGAGGTGCATGGACCATAAATTACTTGTCCCTGTGAAAAGGAGGTCGCATCCGAAATTAATGCGGATACATTTTCCACCTTCCCGACATATGCCGAAAGAACCGAATCCTCGGTGAATTGAATTGATGTGAAGTCTCCAGTGTGAGCGGCAGTGTCATTCGCATAAAGCGATCCGCCGGCTCCCATTGCATTGAGAATATTTACTCCTGATAAGCCCATGATATTTTTATGTTGTGGTTAAAATGTTAACTCCGAACGAGTAGCTCGGATATGTATTGACCGAAATTTTATTCATTCCCTCCAGCCTCTCGACTCGGTCGATTTCGAGTGCCAAAGTTTCTTCGGCCATTTGTTCCTGTGCCAATGCCTTGTCCAATTGGCCGTCTGCCTTGTACCAATCAGATACAGTTGCAAGTAGTAAGTAACGCTCGAGGAATCGTGGGAGCGTTGAAGTCTCTCCTACTCCATCTCCATAACTACTGGGGGTCACCTGGTTGCCTTGAACGAATACTGTCGATTGTGTGGAGTCTGCTTTTAGAATCAGATATCCATTGATCAGATTATATTCCAACTTGATCGCCTGGCGGTCACTCAGCGGGTTTTTATCGTAGACTGCAAAGACATCCATAATGTCCGAGTCATTGTCGATCTGAACCGCTTTGTCGGCCACCAATGGCGAGGTAATTGCCGCCACTGTCTTTTCTTTCAGTGACATCAATTCCGGCCACTGTGCCCGTGTCCATGCTCCCTTAACACGATCATTTAATGAGTTTTTGAATGCTGTCTCCTCAACCGAAAGTAAAGAATCCACTCCGATTGCCGAAGTGAATCTATCTTTTAGGTCGCTGTAGGATACAGTTCTCACGATCCGATGACTGTCTCGGGGTTCTTCTTAGCAAAGTCCCTTGAATATTCAGGATCAGACATACAGCCAGGACGCTCCTGCTCATGTCTCAAGTAAGTCGTAAGATCAACAGATCGAACTGCTCGGAAGTCTTTCCCTCCGCTAACAGATTGCCCGTATTTACGAGCCGCTAATGCTCTGCCCTTGTATCCGGCTTTTTCGCGCTCGGCTTGTGCTTCTGCCTTTTTGGAAAGATAGTGTGCCATCTCTTC